AGTCTCGCAGCAGAAACAGAGGCGGCGGCGGCGGCACAATTATGGAAACAACAGGTTTATTGTCAGGAAAGTAGGAGATTATTATGGGTGGTGGTTTTAATCCTTTTAAACCGTTAAACGAACTTTTTGAAGAAACTATTGAAAAACCATTTAAAAAAGTAGCGACTGAAACTTTTGACGTTGCGATGGGTACTAACAAAGAAGAACGCCGCGCTATGTTGTACGGCGAAAAACCGCCTACCTTAGAACCAGAAGTAACGCCAGAGGTAACGCCAGAAGTTGTGCCTGATGATACATTAATGGCATCTAAAACTCGGAGAAGGTCTGGAAAAAAACTTGGCGGTGCTGGTACAATCATGGAAGGATATGGCGTAGCTTATGCAAAGCCTAGTTCTAAATCTCCAACAGGAGGTTCTGCATAATGTCATTCCTTAAACCAAAAGTTTATATGCCACCCGCGCCGCCACCACCTCCCCCACCAGCCCAAGCGGGTGAAGAAGATACACAACGCGCAGCAGCATTGTCTGAAGAAGCGGTTAAGAAAGCCCGTAAAAGAAAAGGTGCTGGGTCTACTATAGTTGCTGGTTCTGGTATGGCTGGCGGTGGTACAACTTCCACATCTACTGGCGGCACACCTACATTATTGGGGTAATCTATGCAAGATTTTATTAAGTCACTGGTAAAACGGTACGATTCACTAAAGACCCGTAGGGATAATTGGGATACGCATTATCAGGAACTTGCTGATTATATGCTGCCCCGCAAAGCTGATATTGTTCGCAAGCGTTCCAGAGGCGAGAAGCGGATGGAAATGATATTCGATGGCACTGCATTGCAGGCTGTCGATTTATTATCAGCTAGTCTCCACGGCATGCTGACCAGTGGTGCAACTCCCTGGTTTCACCTTGACTTAAAAGATGCAGACATAGGCCGTGACGATGAAGTGCGTGAGTGGTTGCAAGACACCAGTATGCGCATGATGAGGGCTTTTGGTCACTCTAACTTTGAAACTGAAATCCATGAGATGTATGTAGACCTTGTTGTATTTGGTACAGGCTGCATGTTTGTCGAGATGGATGACCGTGATTTACGATTTAGTACCCGCCACATATCTGAGTTCTACGTTCAAGAGAACCAGTTTGGTATTGTAGATACAGTCTTTAGGATGTACAGGCTACCAGCCCGTCAAGCTGTGCAAAGGTTTGGTATTGATAATGTTGGCGACTACATTGCCAAGAAGTTTAAAGAAAAACCAGATGACGAAATAGATTTGTTGCATGCTGTTGTGCCGCGTATTAACCGTGACCCTAACAAGCGTGACAATAAAAACATGCCGTTTGCGTCATTCTACATTGACATGCAAACAAAGATGCTACTTTCCGAAAGTGGCTTCCAAGAGTTCCCGTACATTGTTCCGCGATTTTTAAAGGCAACTGGCGAGACAATGGGGCGTTCCCCAGCGATGACTGCGTTGCCTGATGTTAAGATGTTAAATCTTATGTCAAAAACAATCATCCAAGCTGCTCAGAAACAGATAGACCCTCCCCTTCTTGTTCCTGACGATGGATTCCTCTTGCCCATCAGAACGCAGCCTGGGGGATTGAATTTCTTTAGAAGCGGCACTAGAGAGATGATTACGCCGCTAAACACAGGCGCAAACATTCCTATTGGTCTAAGTATGGAAGAACAACGGCGTACAGCTATTCGTTCAGCGTTCTATGTTGACCAGCTTCTTAGTGGCGGCGCACCAAATATGACAGCTACTGAGGTTGTCCAGCGCCAAGAAGAGCGCATGAGGGTGATTGGCCCTGTGCTGGGAAGATTGATGAATGAGATGCTTCGGCCTCTTATTGACCGTGTATTTGCGCTAATGCTGCGCAGTGACATGCTTCAACAGCCGCCAGAGATGTTGCAAGGGCGTGATGTAGATATTGAATATGTATCACCACTAGCCCGTGCGCAGAAGTCAAGCAGCCTCAACAGCACTATGAAAGCGTTGGAGATACTTATGCCGTTGTCACAATCCATACCAGTAGGCGACCACATTGATGCCGATGGATTGGTTAAACATGTAACTGAGGCATTAGGCGTACCAAAGACTGCGTTGAAGTCAGAACGTGAGGTGCAACAGGTTCGTGAGGAACGCGCCGCACAGCAACAGCAACAAATGGAAATGATGCAAGAGCAACAAGACATACAGAACGCAGGCCAGCTTGCTCAAGCATCTAGGATGGTTAGTAAGTGACACCAGAAATAGAAAAGATAAAATTCCTTTATAGACAGACGTTTACCGCCGATGGCGCAACCAAAGTCTTAGAGGACTTAGAGGCAAGGTGTAACTATCGTGCTTCTAGTTATGTAGCTGGCGATGCCAATGCTACAGCATTTGAGGAAGGGAAACGTGCTGTTATCCTTCATATCCATAACATGATGAAAGAGGAATAAATGTCAGAAGAAACTGTCGAACAGGTAGCCCAGCCAGAAACTGCGACTGTCATGGAGACACCAGCAGAAGTAGCATCAGGTGGGTCTGGTAACGAGTTTTTAGAATTGATACCAGAAGAATTGCGTGGACACCCTAGCATTTCACCCATTAAAGATGTTGGAAACCTAGCCCGTTCCTATGTGAACGCGCAAAAACTAATCGGCGCGGATAAGATACCGATGCCAGTAAACCCTACAGATGAGGACTTAGACAGGATTTACAGCCGATTGGGAACACCAGAAGCAGCTACAGGATATGAGCTTCCTGTTGATGGGAACATAATTACAGAGGAAGTTGCATCTAATTACGCAGATATTGCGCATAAGTTGCGTCTTACACCTGACCAAGCCAAGGGTGTGCTTGATTATTACAAAAGCACTGTAGAGCAATCAGGTGCAGCTACAATGGAACAAGTCGAGGTTGCCCGTGAAAACACTGAGTCAGTATTAAAACAAGAGTGGGGCCGTGCTTATGAACAAAAAGTCCAGGCCGCCTCCAGCGTTGCACAAGAGTTTGCTAACCCAGAAATGTTTGACCTTACCTTACAGGATGGCTCAAAGTTAGGGGATAACCCTGAGTTTATAAAAGCCTTTGCAAAGATTGCTGATTTTCGTCAAAGTGTTACAAGTGAAGATACTGTTGCAGAAATGTCACAGTCGGGTATAATGACACCAGCTTCTGCCCAGGCAGAGGTTGACGCGATTTTGAATGACAGAAGCCATGCTTATTGGGATAGGAAAAACCCTATAGCCCGTGAGCAAGCTGTAAAAAGGGTTTCTGATTTAATGAGCCAGATACATGGATGAGTTAGATTATCGTTCATTAAGGCTTGAAGTTTTAAGAACTGCGTTAGAGTTTGGTACGCAGAGAGACATAGTGAATCCTGACCTCCTCTTTGACAAATATTGGGAGGTGGTCATGCAGGGTAGCGGAGAGTTCCGTCCTAAAGACAATCGGAAAGACGATAGCTTAATGGTAGCTAAAAAACCTAGAAGTGTCCGCAAGGGTAGCGCATCGCAATTACTGTAACTTAAACCTGTGAAAACAATGGAGACATGATATGTCATCACAAATCACCACGGGCTTTGTACAACAATATTCTGCGAACGTGCAGATGCTATCACAGCAGATGGGTTCTCGTCTTCGTGATGCGGTGCGTATTGAGAATGTTATTGGCAAAAATGCCTTTATTGACCAAATTGGTGTAGCGACAGCGCAGCTTCGTACATCAAGAAATGCCGACACACCTCAGATTGATACCCCACACGGGCGTAGACGTTTGAGCCTTGCTGACTATGAGTATGCAGACCTGATTGATGACCAAGACAAGGTTCGTATGCTTGTTGACCCGACTTCATCTTACGCTATGGCGGCTGCTGCTGCTATGGGTCGTGCGATGGATGATGTCATCATTACTGCTGCAACAGGTACAGCCTCAACAGGCGAAACTGGTAGTGGTTCAGCATCTCTAGATGCAACAGCCAACTCTGTTGGTTCAGCATCATCGAACGATGGATTGACCGTTGCAAAGCTAACTGAAGCAAAGCGTAAGTTAGACCTAGCAGACGTTGACCCTTCTATCCCACGTTACATTGCAGTTGGCCCAAAGCAGATTGAAGATTTGCTTGGAACAACTCAGGTGACTTCATCAGACTTCAACACCGTCAAGGCGTTGGTATCTGGCGATGTGGACACATTCATGGGCTTCCGCTTTATCATGTCGAACCGCTTGGCTGTTTCTGCCACAGATGTTCGCACATGTTTTGCATGGGCTGAAGATGGTCTTACTTTAGGTATGGGCAAGGACATTTCTGCCCGTATTGATGAGCGTGCAGATAAAGGTTACGCAACCCAGGTTTACTATTGCATGAGCATCGGTGCGGTGCGCATGGAAGAAAACAAGGTTTGCCAAATCTTCTGTGACGAAACCCCTGACTAATAGGAGCTAAAAGATGACTACTAAAAACTCAGACTTAGTAGCGAATCTTGAGGCATCCCCTCAAGTCGCTAACGATGCCCAGGAACTACACGGCGTAATCCGTGTGGCTCAGGGAAACGTAGCCTTGGCTGCTGGTGATAGCACTGACGATGATATCGTTATGCTTGCACCGATTCCAAGCAACGCATCCATTGTATCTCTGCAAGTAGGCACAGATGCTTTAGGTGGAAGCTGCACATACAATGTTGGTATCTACACAGATGCTGGCGCTGTTAAAGGCGAGGACTTCTTTGCTACAACCGTTTCTGACGGCGCAGCATTAGCAGAACTTCGTTACGAGGCCGCTGACCTAAACACTACAGGCCAGAAGATGTACACAATGGCTGGTGATAGTTCTGACCCAGGCGGGTTCTACTACGTTGCCGCAACTTTCAATGCGACAGGTGGAACTGCTGGTGACATGGCTTTTGTCATCCAGTACGTTGTAAACTAAACAATGTGGGGGGCGGTTCTGCCGCCTCCCATACATTTTTGGAGGGGATATGATGAAGCCGTGCGGAGACTTCCGCTGGGATTTAGAAGTAGGTCAGATAGCTGAACAATGGCTGGGCGGCATACTCAGTGGGAACACTATAGAGGTAAAAAGGGATTTTGTAGCTTCACGGACGGGAAATGTGTTTGTGGAGTTTTTTTGTAGAAACAAGCCAAGTGGCATAGCTACAACACAAGCAACACATTGGGCGTTTATACTTGACGATGAAACTGTGGTATTGTTACCGACAGACAAGCTAAAGACTATAGCAAGAGAAGCATACAGGAAACGTGGCCCCGTTATGGGCGGCGAGAAGAATTTAAGCAAGGGCGTACTGATTAGAGTTGAAAGGCTAGTAAACCATGCCATCAGTTGTTGACATATGTAACCAATCACTAGACTTGCTAGGCGCTGCTACTATTACAGCCCTAACAGAAAACTCTAAAGAAGCTAGGCTTTGTAACAGAAACTTTGAGTTAATCCGTGACTCAGTTTTACGCGCACACCCTTGGAACGTAGCTGTCACTAGAAAGTCATTACCTCAAGACACTGACACTCCGGCATTTGGTTTTAACTTCCAGTACACACTGCCGACAGACCCGTATTGCTTACGGCTTTTGTCATTCTGGGATACCAGTGTAGACAACGAGATTGCGGCTTATGACAGCAATGTCATGTACAAGATTGAGGGCCGTAAGATTTTGTCTAATGAAACTGTTTGTAAAATTATATACATAGGTCGTGAGACTGACACAGAACAGTATGATTCTTTATTAACATCTACCATAGCGCACAGGCTGGCCTCTGAAATTGCTTACGGAGTTACAGGCAGTTCTACTTTGGCGCAGGGGATGCAGGGATTGTACGAGCAAAGATTACGAGAAGCCAAATCAATAGACGCTATGGAAGGATACCCAGAACAGCCAATCGCAGACACCTTTACTAACTTTAGGTTGTAACATGGCCCGTGTATCCAGCATTATTACAAACTTCCGCGCTGGTGAAATATCGCCAAAGCTAGAAGGTCGTATTGATTTACAGAAATACAACGAGGCTGCGCAAACGCTAAACAATATGTTGGTGTATCCGTCTGGCGGCGTGACGCGCAGGCCAGGCACATTCTTTGCTGGGCGTTCTAAGGACGGTGGCAAGGTTCGCCTGATGAACTTTGAGTTCAGTGATGAGCAAGCGTATGTCTTGGAAATGGGTGCAAACTATATTCGCTTCTACAAAGATGGCGGCTTACTTACTGAGGCCACAAAAACAATTACCGCAATTACCAAAGCCAACCCAGCAGTTGTAACATCTAACGGTCATGGCTTTTCTAATGGAGACAGGGTGTTTATTAAGTCAGTTGCTGGTATGACTGAACTAAACAACCAGGAGTTTACTGTAGCCAACACCGCTACGAATACATTTGAACTATCGGGTGTAAATAGCACTGGCTTTACTACTTACAGTAGTGGCGGCACTGCTGGTAAGATTGTAGAGGTTACTACGACTTACAGCGCCACAGAGGTATTTGAATTAAATCATACGCAATCTGCTGATGTTGTTTACCTGGCACACAAAAGCCATGAGCCAGCAAAGCTGACAAGAACGACAGCAACCAGCTTTACAATAGGCGACATTGACTTTGTTGATGGGCCTTATCTCGATGAGAATGACACCACTACAACTTTGTATGCTTCAGCACAAACAGGCTCTGGAATAACAATTACAGCGTCTGCGGATTTGTTTACTAGCGCGGATGTGGGTAGGTATATACGTTTTAGAGAAGTGTTAGAAGTCCATTATGATGAATGGGAAGCGTCAAAAAGCTACGCTAACAATGTAAAAGTTCGTTTCAACGGGCATGTTTACAAACACACTACTGGCAGCACCCAAACCTCTGGAAATACGCCGCCAGTTCACCTTGAAGGCAGTGAGGTGTACGGCGCTTTAACGTGGACATATCAGCATGACGCTAATGGCTACGTTGTAATTACAGGATTTACAAGCGCAACAGTAGTCACAGCTACAGTAAAGACTAACGCCATTGGCATTTCAACTTTGCCAGAGCATACGGTTGGTTCTAGTAACGCGACTAAACTGTGGTCATTGGGTGCGTTTAACGGCGACCAGGGCTTCCCACGGGCTGTTGGCTTCTATGAGCAACGATTATACTTTGCTGGCACTACAGGCCAGCCACAGACGATATTTGGCAGTGTGTCGGCAGACTTTGAAAACCACACACCAGGCATACTAGATGATGACGCAGTAAACCTAACGATTGCATCTGATAGCGTTAATGTTATTAGACATTTACTACCAGCCAGATTTTTGCAAATCTTAACCACAAGTTCAGAGTTTACTTTATCTGGTGGCACAGGTTCCCAGCCAGTTACACCTACAAACGTAAACGTGCTGCGTGAAACAACATTTGGAACATCAGACATTAGACCAGTTCGCGCTGGTAACAGCACTATTCTTATCCAGAAGGGCCAAGAGAAAGTTAAAGAGATTACATTTAACTTGGACACTGATGGATTGTTAGGAATAGATTTGACAATCCTAGCAGACCACATACCACGCGGCGGTCTTACTGATATGGTATGGCAACAGGAACCAGAGTTAATCTTATGGTTTGTGCATAGTGACGGGCGTTTAGTTGGTCTTACCTATGACCGCGCAAATGCTGCTGTAGGCTGGCATGACCACGCCATTGGCGGTAGCGGGATTGTTGAGAGTATTACCGCTATTCCATCAGGTGCAGAAGACCAGGTTTATATATCTGTCAAACGTACCATTGATGGTAGCACAGTGCGCCATATTGAGTTTATTAAGACTATTGAGTTTGGCGATAATGTAGCTGATGCGTTTTTTGTAGACAGCGGTCTTACCTACGACAGCACAGCTACCAGCACCATTACAGGGCTAAACCACTTAGAGGGTGAAGTTGTGTCTATTCTTGCTGATGGTGCAACCCACCCAGACAGAACAGTGTCTGGTGGCGCAATTACTTTAGACCGCACAGCATCAAAAGTGCATGTAGGTTATTCATACTCCTCAACAGTAGAGACACTAAGGCTAGAGGCTGGCGCTGATGATGGCATTGCGCAAGGCAAACTAAAGCGTATTCATGGCGTGACAGCACGGTTCTTTAACACAGTCGGTGCGGAACTAGGGCCAGACACAAGCAACTTAGACAGACTGCCGTTCCGCGACAGTAGCATGGCTATGGATAAAGCTGTGCCGTTGTTCACGGGCGATAAAGAAATATATTTTCCATCTGGATACGAGACTGATGCAAGGGTTGTAGTAAGGCAATCACAGCCCTTACCTATGACATTGCTGGCAATCATGCGGAGGTCAAATACTTTCGATGCTTAGGATTGTGCCATTTAACTCTAGTCTTATTAACAGCATTGAGACTGACTTTGACTTCCCAGAAAGCATGAGGGCTGCGTTTGACAACGGGCAGCAAGTAATTGGCTATGCAATCATGGGCGACAAGGATGTTGTTGCTGTTGGTGGCATACATGAGATGTGGGCTGGTGTCGGCGAAGGTTGGGTTGTTTTGTCCAGGCATGCCCCGAAATGGAAGCTGTCACTAGCTAGGTATGCTAAGACACTGTTTAGTAGTATACTGGCAACAACGAGTTTACATCGTGTGCAAGCTAGTATTCACATGGGCGACCCAGAGGCGATTAGGTTTGCTAGATGGATGGGATTTGAAGATGAAGGTATTATGTACAAGTTTGGGCCAGACGGTAGTGACTATTACCGCATGGCAAGGGTGATGTAATGGAAGCATCAACAATGGCACAAGGCGGTTCAGTTCTTGGTGGTATTCTGGGCTACAAGGGCAACCAGGCCGCAGCTAAACAGGCTAAAGCTACAGCCGAGTTTAATGCGCGGGTTGCAGAGAACGAAGCTATACTGCTTTCCAGGCGTAAGGTTTCCGAAGAATCTAATATGCGCAAGGCTTCTGAACGGCAAGTAGCCACGCAACGCGTTGCTACTGCCGCCGCAGGGGTGGAAATGTCTGGAAGCCCTTTAGAAGCCTTAGCTGACTCATACTTTAACACTGAAATGGATGCCTTAAATATTCAATATGCCTCAGATATAGAGCAAGCAGCCAAGGCATCTGAAGCTGCATTAACTCGCGCCACAGGCCGCGCTAAAGCATCTGCCTACAAACTGGCATCATATCAATCTTTGTTAGCTGGCGGTACGCAAGCAGCAACCATAGGCGCGTGAGGTAGTAATGCCAAAGATTCCAGTATACGAAAGACAAATAGATTTAGCATCAGGTTCGCTTGGCCCACGCGCAGGGGCTGGGCTTGAAGCGCCTGGGCAGGCATTAGCTAGCCTTGGCAAGCAAGTTGGTGATATTGCTTTTAAGTTTGGCATGGCTGAAAAGGAAGCTGAGACTGAAAAGTTTTCCAATGAAGCAAAGACATTTGCAAACCAAAACTTCAACAACTTTACCAATACGTCAGAAGCGACAACTGTTCCCGACTATCAAAAAGATGCAAGGGCTTACGCCGAAACATTGCGGAAACAAAAGATAGAGCCTCTGCGAGATAAACTTACAAAAAATCAATTTAGGGCTGTTGAAGCAGAGTTTAACAAGACAGTGGCTGCAAAGATTGCAACTGGCAGTCAACAGGCTTTTGCAAAGCACCAGGTTATTCGTGGCAGTCAGGTAGACCAAACTGTTGAAGACACAATGTCCCAGATGAGGGGCTTAGACTCCAATAGCAGTTTATACAAAGGCCTTCAAGAAAACCTTGATGCTGGTTTCGATAGGTGGGCTGCACAAGGGCTTCGCATTAAGCACAACAAGGGCAGTTATAGGCGTGAGTTGTCTGCAAGTGGATTTGAAGTTCAGCTAAACGGCGCAAAAAGCCAAAAAAATATAAATGACATGCGTGATACTTTAGAGGCTGAACGTGCCGATATGTCGGCGCAAGAGTACGCAACAAGAACAACGGCAATAAATGCACAAGAAAAAGTTGTTGATGACATAGAAGTAAACGCTGTTTACGACCAAATTGTAAACGAGTCTCAGGACACATTTCTTGACAAAGCGCAAATGGACGAAAATAGCCCTGATTCTGCTGTTTCTAAAATCAGACGCGGCGATGTTTTGGAACTAAAAAACAACGCGGGAGAAATGATTACTGTAGATTTTAACGCGATGAAACCTCGTAACAGAGACTTTCTTATTCAAAAAATAAAAGCGCGTCATAACTCAGATAAGTCTGCGACACTCAGCGCAAACTTAAATTCTATTGATGCACAAGTGCAAGACATGAATTTGGCTGACCTAAGAAGTATGGAAGGCCAAGTTACAAAAAAAGAAAACGGTGCATTTGTCATAGCCCCCGATATTAAAGATTTTAATGACAGGCAAGTAATCAAAAGGCTTATAAATGCTGAAATTGCCGAACGCAAAAAAACCGTTATTGCTTCAGCCGTAAACGCAGAACGAGAGTTAGTGGCACAGATTGCCGCTGCTGATGGTGTAATGACAGATGAAATGACCACATCGGCTGCACAAATATCAACCAACCTAAGAAACGCAGAAAAGTTCCAAGCAGCCGACAAGTTTGATTTAGAAATAGCATCATCAGCAGCGGCATCCGCTGCGTTTAAAGGGATTGAGTTTACAAGTGCAGCAAAAGAAAAAGCCGTGTTAGAAGAAAAAGCCAAGCTGCGTAATACAGCGCAAGGCCAAAGAACCTATGAACTATTGGTAGAAAAGTTGGGCAACCGCAACAAAAAAATAGCCGCAGATTTTGTTGGTTATTATCAGACCAAAAATCCTGATTCTGAGTTGACCCCTAACCAACTTATTGAAATGCAGATTAAAATGGGAATAGCACCATTAGATGCCCGTGTTGCAAGTAATGCAGAACTAGGGGCATTTAAGGCAAGGTATGACGCGGCAGAAACATACGAAGAAAAAGCACAGGAGATGAACAATTTTCTTAACAGCTACGGTGAAAACCAAAATCGGGTTATGCGACATTTAGTTACAACAGGACAGGTAAGCCTTGCGCAAAACTTATCTGCTTCAGACCCGACAAATGTAAATATGAAAGCAGTCCTGGCTGGTAATACAAAGGAAGGTCAAGACAGAATAAAGACTGATGTAAACAGTTCCGATAGAGATGTTATACGGGACGAAGTATTCACCCTTGTCAAAGACTACACATCTAGCATAATTGGCGGGATAACTGATGATGTCCTTGGCGGCGGTGTTAGCAAAGGCAGAGCTAGTCATGTCCTCGAAATGAGGGATATTATGCTAAACACTGCTGGCTACATCAAAGTTCTTTTTCCAGACAAGTCTGCGTCAGAGGTAGCAAAATTAGCGTATGATACTGTTATCGGCGGCAAGTTCGTTTTTGGCAATATAAACGGTTCGTCTGTAAGGATTGACAAAGACTATGAAGCGTTGCAAGAACCGATAGTTGATGTTTTAAGCGCCAGCTTGAAGGAAGACAGTGACTATCTTTCCACAAGTATCCAGTACCCACCTGTGCCGGAAGCCCGTGTTCAGGGCATGGAACCTGGCACGGCTGGGTATAACAAGGCAGTGCAGCGTTTTGAAAGTGAGTTTTTAAGTGATTTGATGCGCGAAGGAACTTGGCGCACCACAACAGATAACAAAGGTTTTTACTTAGTAGACCAAACAGGGAATGTTGTTAGAAAGGCTGGAGGCGCTGCTGACGGTGATACAGACCCTATGGCTGCTTTTGTTACGGTTCCTATTGCAGCCGCAGCTTCATTAGCATTGGAATATCAAGGCATAAAAACTGGCACAATAATAAATAGAAAAAGAGAAGCTATGAAGATTAGAAAGCTGTTTTAATGGTTGATGTATACATCCCAGAACAGAAAGAAGACGAGAACCTACGCAACCAGTATTTTGACTATGCAAAAACTGGAACGCTAGACGTTCTGGGTTCAACCCTTGATGAGACTTTGTACTACAACCCTGCTAATGCACTAGGTCGCCTAGCTGAACAAAAGCTGGGGTCTGGGCGTGAAGGCCGCATGCTTACTAAGGACGAGTGGGCAGAGAGTGACTACTTCCGCGAGGGCATTGAGGTCGGAGACGAGGGTATTAAAGAAGGTTTGGCTACATTACTTGCAGACAGATATGACGAACGCGCTGATTTTAAGACTACACTTAGCCGTTCCCGTGGAGGTCTAGGTCTAGGCGCAGCACAGTTTGGCGTTGCTATTGCTGGCAGTTTTCTTGACCCGCTAAACGTAGGCTCTGCCTTTATACCTTCCATCGCCACAGCTAGAATGGCAACTGCTGCTTCTAGGATAGGCAAACGTGGCAACAGATTTACGACTGGTATGATGGACGGTGCAATCGGCGCGGCAGTTATAGAACCCGTTGTTATCGGTGCAGCAGTCGCAGAACAGGATAGAGACTACGGCCTAATGGATAGCTTCCTAAACGTGGCAGTGGGGTCTGCGCTTGGTGGTGGACTGCATTGGGGTGCTGGCAAAATATCTGACAGGATTAACAAGTTACCGTCCTCAACTAGAGACGAGGCACAAAAAATATCTTTAAAACAAGCCGCCGCTGACGAAGATATAGATGTGACATCTATAACTGACAATGTAGAAAAAACAAATATTGCAAAAATGGAAGACCAGGCTGGGAAAAAGATTGTTTATGATTCAGAAGGCATCCCAAGGGCTGTAGACGTTATCGACATTGACAAGGATGGCACAATAACAATACGCGATGCGGATGGCACAGAAAAGGTGCTGGACACAAGTGATACATTTTCAAAGTCTCCGTATGATGAAGATTACGAAATTACTATGCTTGATGGAGAGGATGCCGTTTCTAATTTGCCGACTGAGAGCCTAGACGATATTGCTAACATTTTGGAGAACTCAATAAAAGCAGCAGAAGAAGCTGGGGATGCAACCTTAGTTGCTAAAATTAAAAAAGATAAAAAAGCTATAGAAATAGAAAGGAGGCGCAGGGGTGGAGAAGTAGTGATACGCCCCGCAGACCCAGACATAGGACAAGCTGCTGAGGCGCAGATTGCTAAATTAAAAGCAGATATTGAAAAGATACAAAGCAATGTTGCAGCAAGGCAAAAGAAAGAGGGGTTAGAGAAACCCAAGTACACTGCCAAACAGATATCTCAAATACAGTCTAAGCAAGAAAAGATAGCTACGCTTGAGTCGCAACAGCGCGAAGCCGCTGGTCTAGTGCAAACTGAACAAGGTGTTTTGACCCCACAGCAGAAAGAGAACGCGGCTAACAGTGCATCTATAGAAGGCGATGGTTTGGGAAGATTGGGTGAATACAAAGAAGCCGTGCAAGAGATAGAAGCAGACAGACCCGAAATAGATGAGATTGACCCAGCGGAAATACAAGCAGAGAACGACTTGCTTGAAGAAGATTTAAACACTGCTGAGAACCAAGCAATACTGCCAAGCGACATAAAGCAATCTATCGCAGCGACAGAAGAACTAGACGCAAAGGCTGACGCATACGAAGGGTTGAGTCGCGCTGGCGCAAACTGTTTGATAGGAACGAAAAAAGCATGAGTTGTGTAGATACAGTAATGGCTGCTGCCCGTGAAGCGGGTATAAATTTGCTAAAGGAAGAAGCTGACGAAATTATCGAAGTTCTTACCGAACGCCTTTCCAAGCGCGTAGAAAATGCGGGTGAGGGGCAAGAACTTGAGTTATTCGGGTTAGCCCGTGAGATAGCAAAGCAAGCTAGAATTAATGCAGTTATGCAAAAACGTAACCGACTGTTAAATGCTAAAGCATACGCAGAGACAATGAGATTTGTTAAGTCAGGCGGCGACCCAGCAGATGCTTTGTCGGCAGTCATGGTCGGTAGTTATAAGTTTATGAAGAACGGTCAGAACAGTGTTGATGCCCGTCAACAAGCAATTATGACACAGTATGCTGGTCAACTTGTAGCGGCGTTAAAACGAGAAAAACTGGACACTCTATTCAAAAGCGGCGAGTTAGACGAAAAAATTTACGCAGCTATGTTTGACCCAGACAGCTTTGAAGTTAAAAGCACTGCTGACGCGGACGCTGTGAAGATAGCAAAGATTATACAGGTGACGCAGAAACGGCTGTTGAAACGCAAAAACGGGTTAGGAGCGATGATTGGCGATTTAAAGAACTATGTTGTCCGCCAGTCACACGACCCTATTTTGCTTAGAGATGGGGCAAGAACTGATGCTGAGTTTCAGCAAGCAAAAACTAAGTGGGTTGCCTACATGATGAAGGACGGTGTACTTGACGCAAGGACATTTGAAAACAAACCTCCGACAAAAGATGGTAAACCTTATACAGCAGAAGAATTTTTAGGAGATATTTGGAGTAACTTGGTTAGCGGCAATCACCAAAAGGTTGGCGCATTACGCGGGGATGACGGTAAAATTGATAGCCTTGAGTCATTCACTGGCCCCGCCAACCTTGCAAAAAAACTTAGCCAAAGCAGGGTTATCCATTTCAAGACAGGCAAGGCCGCATACGACTACTCAAAAACTTACAGTCGTCAAAGCCTAGCAGAATCCGTTGTGAATGGTATTACGCACGATGCGCAGTCTATAGGTCTGATGGAGGTGTTTGGTACAAACCCAGAAGCTATGTTTAGCCGCATCCTTAATGATTTGCAAAACGACCCAAACATGACTGGTGTTGATAAAATTAGAAGAAGGGCTGGCAGACTAAACAACCAGTTCAGAGAGATTGACGGTTCGACCCGTGCGCGTGGGGCGGGATTGCCTATAGCATTTGGTGCAGACTTTGCTGGGATTGCCGCTGGCTGGCGCATGCTACAGAACATGGCAAAACTTGGTATGGCTACCATATCCTCGTTTTCAGATATATCAACAAAAGCGCATTTCATCAACACTAGGACTGACAGAGGTATCTTTGGTTCTTATGCGGAAGCGTTTAGTGACATATTTAGAGGATTCAACAGCGATGAACAAAAAGAACTAGCTTACTTACTAAACGTAGGTGTTGAGAGTTTTCTTGGTGATGTACACGCTAGGTTTGGCGCAAACGACAGCGGCCCTGGTTTGATGGCAAAAGCACATCAACACTACTTTAGAATAAACGGTATGAATTGGTGGAACAATTCTCAAAAAGTTGGACTTGCCAGGATGATGTCTGCCGACCTGGCAAGATACCGTGGCAAAGCCTTTAGCGATATAGACACTAGAACTAGGTTAAACCTTGAGCGTTACGGAATTAGCGATACTGAGTGGGAAGTCATGCGTAGCATGGACATGAAAGCTGTAGATGGGCGTGACTATATGACACCATCTGCTGTAGAGACAGTAGCGGATTCTGTTGTTGAAGCGGCTGCTTTGGCAAAGGTAAACGCAACCCGCAAAAGACCGTTAAAAAAAGCAACGGCAACAATGATACAGAAGTATCGTGATGATTTATCTACAAAAATATCTACATACCTAACAGACTCGGCGGACACTGCTATACCTACTCCTGGCGCAAAAGAACGTGCTTTTATGAACCAAGGCACTGCGCGTGGCACAGTTGCTGGTGAGGCCTTGAGAGCCATAGGGCAGTTAAAAGGCTTTCCAATTACAATGGTTATGAAAGGGATGTCTGGTCAGTATCAAGTTTCTAAACAACTTGGCGGCAACACTAGAAGCGGCATTTATGGCCTAGCACAGATGATGGTAGGCACAACTATGATGGGATACCTATCGCTGACATTGAAAGACATATTAAAAGGCAAGGAGCCATCAGAAGCATTTAGTGTAGAGAATGGTTTGAATGTAGAGGTATTAACTAAAGCCTTTGTGCAAGGTGGTGGTGCTGGTATATACGGCGACTTCTTGTTTGGCGAATACAACAAATATGGGCAAACACTTACACAAAATTTACTTGGCCCCACATTCGGCAGCATTGATGACATAGCTAGAATATACAGCAACACGTTAGAAGCAGTGCAAACAGGCGACACAGACCCGCTTGTTAAAAACGCTACTAGGTTCGCAGTAAGCAACACACCAGGACTTAATCTTTTCTACACAAAGACAGCTTTAGATTACATGTTTATTTATGGACTAATGGAAAAAACAAATCCAGGTTATTTGCGTAGAATGGAACGGCGTATGGAACAAGACATGAAACAGGACTTTTTCTTTGAACCTAGCCAATATGCGCAAAGGTTTTAACAACCTTTCTTAAACCGTCAAAATAAGGTATATATACTCTAGGAGTTTGAAATGACAGTTAGTAGCACCACAACTAAGAAAAGCGCGAACGGCGATGGGTCAAACGACACGTTTTCGTATAACTTCAAGATATTCGATGATGACGATATCACGGTTGTTATTCGTACTGTTGCGACTGGTGCTGAAACAGTAAAGACAAAAACCACGCATTACACTGTAACGGGCGTTGGCAGTGCCAGTGGCGGCAATGTTGTGTTTACCTCTGGCAACATACCAGCAACAGGCGAAACTGTTGTGCTGCTTAGAACAACAGCCCGTACCCAGCTTACAGACTATGTAGCTAATGACCCGTTCCCAGCCGATACGCATGAAGATGCATTGGACAAACTGACTTTTATCACGCAAGAGTTGCAAGAGGAACTAGGCCGTTCACTCAAACTGTCACAAACAAATACCATTGCTACGGCTGAATTTACAGTAGGGGCAACAGACCGAGCTAACAAAATTCTTGGGTTTGACACTAGCGGTGACTTAGCCATTTTCCAAGAGATTGGCACATTCAAAGGTTCAGACGCTACAACCACGACAGCGGCATACATTGAACGTGACATTGTAAAATCAACTACAACAGCACAGTTAAACAACGTATATATTGCACTGCAAGATTCGCCAGCCGGTACAGCTTTAACAAACACAAGTTATTGGGCGTTGCTTGTAGATGCTGTATCAGCCGCCGCATCAGCCACGGCTGCTGCTGCTAGTGCTACAACAGCATTGGGCCATAAAAATGATGCTGAGACTGCAAAGACAGCCGCTGAACTAGCAGAAACAAACGCTGCGACAACACTAACAACATTTCAAGGCCAATATCATGGCGCGTCAGGTTCAGACCCAACATCGAACTTGGATGCCGGAGATTTGTATTTTAACACTACTGACGGTGACATGCGCGTTTACAATGGAAGCGCATTTATCAATGTAGTTTCAGCAATAGGCAATCTTGCTAATGTTGTTGAGGACACAACACCCCAGATGGGTGGCAACCTAGACACTAATGGCAATGATATTATCACAGAATCAAACGCTAACTTAGACCTAGCACCAAATGGCACAGGTGCTGTGGTTGTGCGAGGAAACACTAACCCTGGAAGTATTATATTTAACTGCGAATCCAACAGTCACGGTCAAACAGTTAAAGCGCAGCCACACTCAGCCGAGGTTACAAACGCACTGACGCTTCCGGCTGGCGGCAACCAAGAGATTGTTGGCACAACAGCAACACAGACATTAACAAACAAATCTATTGATGGTGGGCAGCTTACTGGTTCAGTAGCTACAGCACGATTAGATACTGGCACTTCTGCAAATCAAGTTGTTACGCTTGATGGTTCAGCTAAGTTGCCAGCCGTAGATGGTTCACAGCTAACTAATATTAGTTTTACTGAATCTGACCCATCAGCATTAGCATTTGCAATAGCGTTAGGATAGGACAATGGCAAACGCATTTTTATCAGAAGTAAAACAAAACATCGCAACCAGTGCTGGAACGGATGTGTTGACTTGTGGTGCATCCACGGAAACCACAGTTATTGGATTGAGTGTAGCCAATACTGGAACCAGTCAAATCTTGATTGATGTAAAATTGGATGCCTCGGCAAGAACATCTGGCAACGAGGTCAGTGTTTTCTTGGTGAAGTCAGCACCAATTCCTGTGGGCGGCAGCTTAGTGGTTGTCGGTGGCGACCAAAAAGTTGTTATGGAACCGGGCGATAAGATAACAGTTATTTCAGACACAGCGTCATCAGCAGACTGTGTTCTTAGTCACTTAGATATTACATCATAAGGATTAGCAAATGTCTTATCTTGGAAACACACCAGCCGCACGATTTAGCGCAATGGCTAAACAGACCATCACTGGAGATGGCGGCACTGGCTATACGCTTACTCACGCTGTTGGCAATGAGCAAGAGATAGAAGTATTTGTAAATAACGTGCGGCAAGAACCAGGCAGCGGCAAGGCTTATACAGTGTCTGGCACAACATTGACAATGACAGGCAACGTAGCCAGCACAGATGAGTTCTATGTAGTGTACCAAGGCAAGGCCCAACAGACTGCCACACACCCGCCCACATTTCCTTTAACGGCTACAACAGGCACGTTTAGCGGAGACCTTACCGTTGACACTAGCACCCTCAAAGTTGACAGCACGAACAATCGTGTTGGTATTGGTAGTGCAAGCCCTCTGTCAGATTTATCAGTAGAATCTTCAATCGGCGGCGTATTAACGCTGTCAACTTCAGACACAACTGGTACGTCAGGAGACAGTCTAGGTAAAATTGACTTCTATTCTGGCGATACAAGCACTGGTTCCACAGGTGTTCAAGCAAGAATTTCTGGCGTTTACGATAGCAACGGAGATAGTACCGCACTTACATTTACAACTGGTACTAGCACTGGTTCTGGTTCACCAACTATAGCAGAACACCTACGCATAACTTCAACTGGCAAAGTGGAAACATCAAACAGAGACTTTGGGTTTTTCAATCACGGTACTAATGTAACTTTAGCTGACGATGCCTCTATTGTAATTAATGGTACTGTTGCTGGTTGTGGGCTATTGGCACTTTACGACACTGCCTCTGGCACTAATGGCTTGTATCGGATTGGCTATGGTAGTTGCGCTGGCCTTTCTGCTCAAGGCGCAGTAGGTCAGGCTACGGCTAATACTGACGGTAGTATTTGCGTATTTTCATCTGGGCATACAATCACAATTAAAAACAGAACTGGAATCACTAGGGGTTTTACCCTAGCTATGTTTATGGCTGGAAACAACTTTGCGGGATAGGAGAATAAAATGAGTATAACTTACACGGTCGATAAATTTATAAACGACAGCACTGAAAAGCTAGTCGGCTTACGGTGCGTTGACGCTTCAAATAACGTGTTCATCGTAGATAAACGGATAGATATTGTTGATGGAACTACAGACGCACAGTATGTCCAGCAAGCATACACTGCCGCCAAGACAGAAATTGATGAGTGGGCAGCGGGTATGAGTGTGCAGGGTATGGTTTTCAATCCAGACAGTAGTTCACTTTCAGAGGCACCCTAATGGCTTTATCGAAAATACAATCAGAGTCAGTTAACCTATCCGATAACTTTGCGTTCACTGGCACTGTTACTGGGGCTGGTAGCAATATAATTGAACAGTTATTTCTAAACGGAAATGGCGATTCAGTTACAGTGCCAAGTGGCACTTATTCACTGAGTAACATAACAGTTAAGCAAGCCTTAACTGAATCTTACGCAGATATTACTGGTTCAAACATTTCATACACACCACCTGCTGGTGCAACGATAGTTGTTTATGAGTTTAATTTCCGTGTTTACGGGGCATATCCTTCCGTTATTACTCACTTCAAAATGTACATTGATAGTGATGAGGTTACACAAACAAGGAAAACATATGGCGGTGGTGGTAGTTATGATGGTGAACATGTAAACTTTCGTTGGGCAATTGCAATTGGCGGTTCCGCAAACACCGCAAGCGGCAGAGTTGCGTCTTGGACTTCAGCAAAGACGATTAAACTGATGGGTAGAAATTATGCGAACGTCAGCTATGGGGCTAACGTACACGAAAATGTGTATTGGGATGGAGCTGCTTTAGCTCAAGTAGTAGTACCAACCATGCAAATCACAGCGTACAAATAGGAGAGGCAGATGCCCTACATAGGAAAAAGCCCGACAGGAACTGGCGTAAGGTCACGCTATTACTTCACAGCCACGGCTGGTGCTACGTCACTGTCCGGCGCAGATGACAATAGCAACACGCTAGTATTTAGCGATGGCAACTATGTAGATGTATCACTGAACGGCATAGCCTTGGTTGCTGGCACTGACTACAACACCAGCACAGCTAACACCATTGCTGGCTTATCTGCTTTGTCTGCTGGAGATATTGTTGAGGTTGTTGTCTATGACATTTTTACTGTAGCAGACACAGTGTCAGCTAAAGATGGTGGTACGTTTAGTGGGGGTATAACAGTTAGCGGGGCTATAACAGCAACGTCATTTACTGGTGATGGGTCAGGACTCACTGGTGTATCCGCTGGTAAGGTTTTGCAAGTTAAACAAACATCAATCGCCGCTATAGCCAGTCAAGTAGCACAGGGGGAAAGTACCTTTGCTGATATATCGGGTGCTACTATATCTATTACACCATCATCATCTTCCAACAAAATATTAGTGTCGTACACACTTCATATTGGCAACTCAACAACTAGTCAGAATAATGTAATTAAGCTACTGCGAGATAGTACAGCGATTGTTGGAACAGGAGGCAGTTCTATAAATGTTACAGGCTATGCTAGGTTAAACAACAACACAGAGATACAGCCAGAAGCTATTCAATACTTAGATTCCCCAGCAACCACAAGTGCAATAACGTATAAGCTACAATGGGCAACTGGTTCTGGCACTATCTACTTAAACAGGCGAGGATATAATGATACTTATGGTGTTTTATCTACAATTACAGTTATGGAGATTGCGGCATGAGGCATGAGGCAATTTACGCACTATATGCAGATGCTGTCTCTATCAGCGGTAATGGTGATGACGCTGTAGCGAAAGACAAAGATGGCAACGTAGTATCTTGGGATGCTTCTGTTGTAGAAAAAAAAGAAGCTGAACTTATTACTGCTTTCAAGTTACAAGAACTACGCACAGAACGTAATCGTTTGATTGCAGAAACAGACCATTGGATTTTTGCTGATACAGCGGATATTACATCTGCACAAACAACATATCGACAAGCATTGCGTGACATAACCAATTCCGCAACTAGTTTGGATGATGTAACATGGCCTACGAAACCGGAGTAATGATATGAGCAGAGCAAGAGATTTCGCAGACCTAGCTGGTAGCGCAGATGCTGGTGGTATCACAGGCCGCAACCTTGTTATCAATGGTGCGATGCAGGTTGCACAGAGAAATACATCAGTTACTGGACTAGGAGCGACTGATGGGTATTTTACTTTAGACAGATTTAAAGTTGCATTTGGTGCTGCATCAGCAGGTCGTTTTACAATGTCTCAATCAACAGTCACTGATTTGGCAGGATTTTCCAATGCGTTAAAACTTGACTGTACAACAATAGATACTTCTATAGCAGCAGGTGAGTTGTTTGTTCTTCAACACATACTAGAAGGGTTTAATCTACAAAAATTAAAAGCATCAAGCACATCAACACAAGCATTTACACTTTCATTTTATGCTAAATCAAATGCAAGTAGAGCCATAGCTACTGAATTTGAATTTACAAATGGCACAAATAGACAGATAAGTAAATTGCATACAATAGGTACATCTTGGGCCAGATACACAATGACTGTTCCCGCTGCAAGTAGCACTCAAGTTGATGACGATAATTCTGCTGAACTTACAATGAATTTTTGGCTTTATGCTGGAAGCACATACACAAGTGGCACAATTAACGATGATGCTTTAGCCCCAACTACCAGTGCTAATCGTGCGCCGGGTATAGGTAGTTTATTTGCTTCAACAGATAATACATTAGAAATTACAGGCGTACAGCTTGAAGTCGGTCAGGCAGCCACGCCGTTTGAACACCGCAGCTATGGCGATGAGTTGGCTAGGTGTCAGAGGTATTATTATAAAATAAGTGTAGATACCCAATATGATACTTTTATGGTTGCAGACAATGACACAACTACTACCGCTAATGGTACGAATAGTTTCCCTGTAACAATGAGGGCTAGTCCAACTGCCCTAGAAACATCAGGAACAGCGGCCCACTACGAAGTAAGGACAGCAAGTAGTTCTGTAGCATGTAACGATGTACCAACTCTTATTAGAACTACAACAAATACGGCTTACACCCACTTTATAACTGCAAATGTATTGACTGCTGGAAATGCCTCTACTTTCCGGGCTGCAAACATATCAGCATACTTAGCGTGGAGTGCAGAATTATGAGTTATTCTTTTCGTAGGGCTTTTGAGGGTGTAGACATTTATGGTGATGGCGCAAGAAGTTGTATTAGCATAGACCCTGAGTTTCAATCGTGGCTTCGTAAAAACAAAGACACCCTGCCTGACGATATTCAAGCCAAGATTGACGCTGGCGAACTAACAATAGCGGATGCTGACTGATGAATGAGGAAAACAAAGTAATTGTTGACGTAGCTGCTGGAACAGGCACAGTCGCCGCTTGGATGGCTATGGTTCCTGACTTTGTGGCACTGTTCACTGGTATCTGGGTGCTGATTCGCATCTGGGAAACCAAGACCGTTCAGAGGCTTCTAGGGAAAGATGTTTAAGGCAATCGTACTGGCTTGCGCAATAGCGACTCCAACCGATTGTATCGAATTTCACGACACTCGCGGCCCCTACGATACCCGCGCAGCCTGCGAACGCAGGGCTATGGAAATGGGGCGTGACGTTGGTGAGATGACACACGGCCTGATGCCTAAAAAGTGGCGGTGCCAAGCTTTGAAAAAAGGAATGTTGTCTTAGTGGAACCGATTAGCACTGCATTAGCTGGCATTGCGCTTGTGAAAGCAAGTGTGGATGGTATTAAGTCAGCCCTTGGTACAGCCAAAGACATTAGTGCTATTGCAGGCGACATAGACGCGCTGCTTAACGGTCAACAGCAAGTACAAGCTGCAAGCAACAAGAAAGGCGGCATGGGTATAGCAGACCAGTTTGGCGTTGAGAGTGTTGCAAAGGAACTGATAGACGCACGGTTAGCTGCTGAACAGGTTGCTGAAATCAGGAGGCTAACAGACCACAGATTTGGCGCTGGTACTTGGCAGTCTATACTAGATGAACGTGCTAAGAGAATACGCGAGGCCAGGGAAGCCCAGGCCAAGGCGCGTAGAGAAGCCGCGCTTTCCCAGCAAGAAATGATTGATAACATGAAGATTGGCTTGGCTGTCCTTGCGCTTGCTTGCGTAGTAGTCGGGCTGTTTATCACGGTGATGGTATCAACAGCAAAAGCGATTGGCATTGGATGAGTACGACAACAGGGCTTATCGGTGAGTATCAAGCCGCTGCCATTGTGTTATCATTAGGTTGGCGGGTGTCTATGTGTCCGCAAGACAAAGTTGACTTACTAGCGTGGAAAGATGATGAATTTATCAGGATACAAGTTAAGACTGCGAGCCTACTATTACAGAAAGGCAAGCGCCTTCCGTGTTACCATTTTCAGTTTGGGCATGGCCGCCAGAATAAAATTATTGGGAGTGTTAAGGACTATGACATATTATGCTGTGTGGGCTATCAACATAGGAAAGCAGTGTTCTTGCCAGTTTCTGAGGTGCAACAAAAGTCAAAGCGCATGTCGCCTAAGTTATTTGATGAAGATAAAGCGGAGTTTTATTCGTTTAATAAAGCGTTGGCGGCAGTAAGAGGACGTAGAGATATCTAATGAAACAAGCAGCGACAAAGTTAAACGAAGCAAGCGAGATAACAATTCCATTGCGGAATCTTATAAGCATGATTGCTTTCACGGCAGTCAGTGTTTGGGTTTATTTTGGGCTGACAGAACGCATTAGTTTTCTTGAACACAATCTTGAACTAACAATGCAAGAAGTTGAGGAGAACGACAACTGGATTGATGAGTTCCAGCCACCCAAATCTGTACAAGATACGGTTGCAAGAGTTCACGACTTAGAAATAGAAATAGAAAAACTTAAACTTATGTTAGAGGCAAGGTAATGTTACAAGCACTAATCGGCCCAGCTACTGATTTAATTGGCAAGTTTGTCGAGGACAAAGACCAGAAAAACAAGCTGGCTCACGAAATAGCTACAATGGCTGAACGTCACGCGCAAGAGCTAGCCAAGGGCCAGTTAGCTGTCAATGCTGAGGAAGCCAAGTCAAAAAACCTGTTTGTGTCAGGCTGGCGGCCTAGTGTTGGCTGGTGCTGTAGCCTAGCTTTATTCGCCCATTTTCTAGTGTTCCCGACTATGGATGTAGTGACAGCCTACATGGGCATAGAGGCTGTAGCTTATCCATCTTTTGACATGGATAGCCTAATGACTGTATTATTAGGTTTATTAGGACTAGGTGGAATGCGTAGTTTTGAAAAATCAAAGGGGCTGACAAAATGAAACGCGGATTATATTCAAACATTCATGCAAAAAAGAAACGTATTGCTGCTGGGTCTGGTGAGAAGATGCGCAAGCCTGGAAGCAAGGGTGCGCCGACAGCCAAGGCTTTTAAGCAGTCAGCAAAGACAGCAAAGAAGAAAAAGAAATGACCTACCCTCTGTCGCCAAACTTTACCTTAGAAGAAATGGTGAAGTCTCAGGTTGCTGAACGCAAGGGTATTCCCAACGCCCCAGAACTGCATCACATTGAGGCTATGGAACTGTTGTGTGAAAAGATATTGCAGCCTATCCGAGATGAGTTTGGTTCGTTCGTGGTTTCATCAGGGTATCGCAGCCCAGAGTTATGCGTTGCAATCGGCAGTAGCTTGGACAGTCAACATGCCAAGGGTGAGGCAGCAGACTTTGAGGTAGCAGGCGTAGATAACTATGACCTGGCAAAATGGATTGAGGACAACCTAGATTATGACCAGCTTATTCTTGAGTGTTATACTGGCGGCAACTCTGGCTGGATACATTGTAGCTACGTTGAAGGCGGTCGAGGTGAGTCGCTTACATATAACAAGCAAGACGGGTACACCCACGGGCTGAACAAAGATGGCTAAGTCACCAGCATGGCAGCGCAAGGCAGGCAAGAGTAAGTCAGGTGGTCTGAACGCCAAAGGCCGTGCATCTGCCAAACGCCAGGGCATGAATCTGAAAGCCCCTGTGTCTCGTAAGCAGGCAAAGAAATCGCCCAAGTCAGCAGCTAGGCGTAAGAGTTTTTGTGCTAGAATGAAAGGCATGAAGAAGAAGCTGACAAGTAAGAAGACAGCGCGTGACCCGAATAGTCGTATCAACAAAGCCCTACGCAAATGGGATTGTTAATTAATTACTTAAAAAAGGAGAATAATTGTGACAAACTTTATCAACTATGAAACTTTTAATCGTAGTAATAAAAAAACAATGGCAGTACCAAAGTCCAAACCTAAAACAATGGCTGCGCCAATGACACTGCCAAAATCGAAGCCGCAAAGAACTAAGATGGGAAACAAAGTTGAGTGGATATTCCGCTAACTACAGAAAAATACTTAGGAAGTTTAAGAACAAATAACTAAACTGTAACCGGAACCGTCCTTGTGTTTGAAGGCTTTATAAGGGATGTTGTAGTGTCGCGCAGCATCCCTTGCCCTTTCATGTTCAAGCCAGTTATCGAATGTAAGTGCTTCACCAACTTTCAAACTCTTTAAGAATGTCCACCTTCCTCTTTTCTTTATTGGCTTGCCCAGCTTTGGCTGCCCACAACACTCGCATCTTTCCATAACATTCCCTCCTGTTTAGCGAATAGCAGATGGGTTGCTTACTCCCAAGTATTACCCATCCACCATCTTTTATGTAATGTTCGTGACCACATACAGCGCATGCAATCTGGCGTGAATCAAACTTTTTCTTTGCCATCTTCCAGCAGTTCTAAAGCAATCGCGCTGTAGCCTATGATGTCTACGAATGAGTCTATGTGATTACAGTTCAAACCAAACTCATCCTTGGCTGATAACCTAGATAGTTTTACCGCTATCATAAAGGCACAGACCTGTGTTTCAGTCATCTTGTGGCCTGTAATCATAGACCCCATTTCACTGATTTGCCGGAAGTTATCACCCACCGTTCCATACCTAGACCGTTCCAAGAGTACATCCTTGCAATGGTCTAAAGCATGAAAGGCAGTTTCCAAGTTAGAAAGGGACTTCATCATCAAGTGCCATCTGTGGCTTAGGTGCTGCTGGTGTTTCCATTGACTCGGCAATCTTACGCATGCCGCCCTGCCTTACGTTAGCAGCAATGCTTTCACCGCTTGTGTAATCCTCTGCAATGCGTTCACTGATACTAACATCAATAGAACCATCCTCATTTGCAAAGACAGAGATTTGATGCCGTGTGTCCTTGCTTAGAACCACATCGCCTGGTTCCTTACCTACATAGGGCTTCCAGTTTGAGTTGCTATGGGTTGCTTTCTTGTCTGGGTCATTCGCAAAGCAGCGAATAGTGGTGATTTTTCTCAAGGCCATTAGGCTTCTCCTGTTGTTAATTTATCTTCAGCATCAAGGAACAGCTTAACAATTTGCTGCGCTGCTTCTGGATTTCGTTGTTTAATGTCTTGTATTTTAGGCTTCATAGACTCAAACAGAGTATGAACATTATTGACATGCTTCATCTGACGCAAGCGTGATTTCATGTCTTGCCACACGCCTCTGTCATGCTTCTCATCGAGTTCTTCACGGGTCATTTCTTTGGGTGGCTCAGACGGGGCCGGAGACTGTTGACTTGGAGGGTCTTGTTTCTCGACAGCCACCGTCTGATTCTGTTTGATATTCTCTGCCTTGCGTGGCACTGCATCCATTTCATTAGCAGATGCGTACTCGCCGCCAGACAAACCAAGACTAGCTAATGCCCTGCCTATAGCAGATGTCTCTGCATTTTCCAAGGCAGAAGTTGTGTTGACATGGCCTTGCCCTCTGATTTCTTCAGCCATACCAGACCCAACAGTGATGCCATCCTTGTTTGTAACGATAGCCTTGACGACAACACGATGCCCATCATCCACAATAATCTTTGTGTCGATACCAAACTCTGCACCAAGCACACGGCGAAACGCCTCTACACGATGCACCACTTGCAGATACATCTTGCCGCCCTTTTGCTTGATAGCGTGGTCTTTATAGTAATCAGCCACGACTGTCATTGCTTGTGTTAAATCAGTCATTGTCATTCACCTCCTCATTGTAGTCAGTAATCGCTTTCATAAATGATGCAAGCATAGTCTTGAGTTCATCCAAGTCTTTCTGCATGTGCGCCATGTCTCGTTCGATGCGGTTCAATCTCTCTTGTGTAAAGTCGATTGCTTGCGCATGTTCCTGTTCTACCTCAGTCATACTTACCCTTCCCTTTCGGCTTACCAACATTGAAACCCTTGTTCACTTTAATCTGGCTGTAGTTATTTTTCCTGATAACCCTGCCCATAGCGTCAGTTTTGTCGTTTACCTCTGGTATCCGCAACGCTGCTGCTATCTCATCCCAAGTCGGCACTTTCATTCTACCCTCCAGGTTTGTTTGGCAATCTCAAGTATCTCAGGGCCATGCCGCTGCGCTATCTCCGCAAAGTCAGGGGCAACCATACCAAACAGGGTTTTCCAGTTGCCATTAGCAGCTTTCATAAGGTTCTGTATAGTCAACCACCGCTGCGCTATTCTTTCATAGGCTTCTTCTAATGCGTCAGGCTTCAGCATGTCGCAGTTATCAGGTGTGCATAGGTTGTAGCCCTCGCCAGTAACAAACAGCAAGGCTGGTATCAGGCCAGTGCCTTTTGTATACACAGCTTGTTGCGCTGCCTGAGTCCAAGTGGGTTCTGTCTTTGGTTTTGGTGTACGCCAAGTCCTAGTGCCATCCTTTTTAATGGGGTTGGCTACTGGCAAGCTGCATTTGAGGTCAACTTGTCTTGTGTCATCAGCGTAATCCAGGAACATAATCGTTGGTATGTCTAGCCTGTCATCTTTGAATACGCGCTGGTACTCTCCAACCATCTCGACATTCTTGCCAAAATATTCTTCCACGCCTTGCACTGCATGGCCTATCATCTCAGGGATAGCTTCCTTGCAAGCCTCAAAGACTTCCATGTCCTTGCCGCCATCCCATTTAATAGGCTTGTATTCCATGTACTCTGTCATGGCATGTCTTACTGCCTCGCCTAGTGTCAAGCCCTCTTGCTGGCCTCTGACGGGCGAGTAATCATGCAGCCCAAAGTAATGGTCGCAGCCCTGCTGTACTATCTGCCCTGCCCTTGGCCTGGCTGACATAGGAAACTGCATCTTGTATTCTTTGCGAATGTATAGTTTGAACAGGTTTTCATAGGTGGATTGCGTACCACCTGATGCGCTGTTGTGATAACAGCCGAAATCTTTTCGATAGTCTGGAATAGTATATTCCAAGTGACCCTCCATGTGACGCTATGCGTTTTCAATAACCTGTCTTACCAACCCATTGCCAACCTGTCAACACTGATATATGGTGTTTGCATGTATTTACAGGATTACATTAGAGAACAAAGACTTAGCATGAGGCGGTTTGCTTGGAAAGCTGGCTTGTCTGTCTCTGCTGTGTCTCGCATACTATCTAATCAGCGTTTCCCTACGCCCGAATCTATGCGGCGTATTTCTCTAGCAACTGATGGAAAGGTAAAAGCTAATGACTTCTACGAACAACACCACAGCCAGCGACTACGTTAACTGCCCTGACTGCGGCGGGGCTGGTGAATATGAGGTTGAGGTCGAGGTGATTGACCATGCCAACGGCGGCTTTATCAAAGGCATCATGCAGACTTGTGAGTTCTGCGATGGTGACGGTGAGGTGCATGAGGAAGATGCAGCCGAGTTTCTCATCCATGTAGAGTTTGAACAATGACCAATCCGTTTCTTTTGCCAGAAGGTAACGTGCAGATTAGTTTTTCTGGGGGCAGAACTTCAGCTTACATGCTGTATAAAATACTTGAGGCTAACGATGGACTGCCTGACAGCGCGGTTGTTGCGTTCCAAAACACTGGCAGAGAGATGCCGCAAACTTTGGATTTTGTGCAAGAGGTTTCTGAAAAATGGAACGTGCCTATAGTGTGGCTTGAATATGACATAGTAGGGGATAACAAAAACTATTTTAAGATTGTGAATCACAACAGTTGTAGCCGTGACGGTCAACCATTTGACAAGCTGATTGACAAGTATGGCAGGCTGCCTAACGCAAGGTTTCGTTTCTGCACTGGTGTATTGAAGATGCAAACAGGCCAGAAGTATCTTAAATCTTTGGGCTGGAAACGATGGAAGAACGCTGTTGGAATTAGGGCAGATGAACCCCGCCGCCTCAACAAAAAAGAGGATGGCAGCGTGGAGTTGTTTTACCCATTAGGTGATGCTGGCAAGACCAAGCGCGATGTCGAGGCTTTCTGGATGCTGCAACCTTTTGATTTAAGACTACCTATTCACAATGGTAAAACCATGAAAGGCAACTGTGATTTCTGCTTTCTCAAAAGCGAGGCAACTCTTGCTATGATGGCGCGTGAACACCCAGAGTTAGCACAATGGTGGATTGATGCAGAAAAAAGATTAG